TCAACGCTGCCGTTGAAGCGTAGTGATCTACTAATCCCAGTAGCTGCAGGAGCCGCGCCCGCACCAAGCAATAAACTATTTCCTAAGATGCTCATTTCACGTCGTTAATCATGCGTGCGCTAATCCTAGTCGCACTTTCTACATAATACGCAATAATGTCAATGCCCGAGGCCGTTGTCGTGGCTGTTGGCGTTGTGCCGCCAGGAAACTTCCAGCCGCTATAAGAAACAAGACGACTGCCCGTGCCATCTTGCGTCAAAGTAATGGAACCAGTCTGTCCGGCAGTCATGCCAGTAGGAGTGGCCAAAGTCACGTTTCCGCTCAATGTGGCAGCAAAATTATTCCCCAATGCAAGGTCAATGGTTACAGTGCCGCTTCCTGCAATTGTCACCACTGCGCCACGCTGACCGGCAGTAAAACTTTGAGCTGCAGCTAATTGTGCATAGCCACTAATTGTTTGCCCACTTGCAAAAGTGATTGCACCAGTCATGGTGCCGCCGCTAGCCGGCAGATAACCATTAATCGTCTGGCCGCTGGCAAACGTAATTGTGCCTGTCATCGTGCCGCCGCTAGCTGGCAATGCAGCAGCAGCCAGGTCATAGGCAGTCTTAACGCCGCTAGGCGTTGCAGCAGTAGTAGTCGATGTGGAAGAAACGCTATTGGTTAAAACAACCACACCACTAGAGCTGGTAGTGGCTGCTTGAATCTTGGTTCCTTCAATAGCAGCAGTGGGACTAATATTTGTATTGGTAATGGTGCCACTAGCGATCATCACGCCGCTAATTGTGGCCGTGTCTCCAGTGGTTATGACAGTGCCGCTTAAATTCGGGAAAAGAATGGTGCGATCCGCCGTAGGATCAACCACGTCAATGCGTGTTTCAAAGCCATTATCCGTGGAACCTTCAAAGAAAATGCCGCTTGATTGATAGCCCATTGTGATGGGGCCATTCATCGTGCCGCTTGCAACGCTCAGCTTTTCATCATCAAGTTCTTGAATGGCTGCCTGCACATTAGTGGCGCCAATATTGCCATAAGGCGTAAAGCTAACGTTTGTCGCCACCTGCGCAACAATGGTGTCCGAAACGTCGATCAACGTCCAATTACTGCCATTGGAAAGAATAATGTCAGGGGGGTTTAAACTTTCAGTGGGTGCAGGAGCTGTGCCAGTGCCAGCTTCCGAAACCACCAAATAATATCGACTATTAACTGCTGAAGCTGCAGGCAAAACAGCACCTGCGCTAAGACCAATTGCAGTGCCTTCCGCTGTAACAGAAGCCACCAAGTTGGTCGATGCGTTATAAGTGCCAGCAAAAACAATTTCACCCACCGAAATACCAATGGGCTGGAACACGTTGCCGTCCCAAAGGAACAAATCTCGACTTAGCGGATTAAAGAAGAATTGACCAATGTGGTCAGCGGTGGGCTGCGTATCGCCAATTTTACTGACGGCATAATTAGCCAGCTTTTCTCCCGTGATGGTATTGGCGGCAATTCGTGCCACGTCAAGAGTACCCGCCGTCAATAAAGCAGCACTATGGTTTGGCAAGTCGGCATCAGTAAGCGTTGCACCAGCCGAAACATGCCCTTGTGAATCAATGGTCACCTTGGTATAGGTGCCTGCAGTGGCCGAATTGGAATGGTTCAGCACGCCACTTGCGCTTACGCCCAATCCAGTGCCAGGCAACACTGCTCCCCTTGCGCTTGTTGTTGCCACTGGCAAATCTGAGCTAATAATTGCTCTTCCATCAGTGATCAAACCTTTCGCGGTATAAGTGACCAGGCTATAAACAGCACCTGCCGTCACATCATTGTCAATTTCTAAAACACTGCCATCCAAGCGCAAGCCTTCACCATTAATTGCCACGCCGCCACGCCCGCTGGCCGTGGGCAATGGCAAATCTGCTCCGACAATTGTGCGATAACCTACGGCTCCGGAATTGGAAGACGGTCCGGCAAGAAATTGCGCTGCTGCTGCAGTATTATCTAACGATGGAGTGATAGTAACAGTATCCCCAGAGGCGCTTGTCGCAATATTGATAACGCCAGAAGAATCTCCAGAGATGGTGTTGACGGAACCAGCCGCCTTAAGACTTAACCAGCTACTGCCATCCCAGATAAAGATTTTTTGCGAAGTGGTATTAAATGCCTGCTGGCCAGTAAATTCTCCAGAGCCAGGCAATGATGTGACTAAATCAACTGTGCTTTCATTGGCAAGTTTGGCGCCAGTAACGGCATCATTGGCAATGGTCGCAGTCGTAATTGCCCCAGAAGCCAAGGCAACTGTGCCAACTTCTCCGCCACTAAACGTAATTTTGGAAGCCGCAATAGTGCCGCTAGGCAGTAGGCCAATTGCATATTGAGTGAAGCCGCTAACTACAATTTTTTTTGTTTCGCTCGCAGATACGTCTACTAGCGGAAGAAGGTCGCCGCCTGCTAAATCGACCCCAGAAAGACTATTTAGTTCAGAAATCCTAAGGTCTGCCATTTTAAAAAACTTTGCTAATCAATAGCTTCTTGCAACAGTCTAGCCGTCACATCTTGCTCAAGCAGGATATCATCTGTATTCTCTTGAAGGATCTTATTAATTGGAATAGTCTTGGCCTTCAGCCCAATGGCTCCTGTGGTCACAAAATCAATCACAATTGTCACATAGTCTTCCGCTGCAAAGCTAACGCCCGCTTGAGTGACAATTCCATCAATTTCATACCAAAGCTCATCATCTGCTGCTGTGCCAATTGAATAATCGCCAGCAGTTTTAATATAAAGCTTGGCCGAAAAACCACTTCCAATTTCCGTTCGCAATGCAAGTTGCATTAAATAATGCACCGTTTCGGCTGGATTGCCATCTATTTCAGCAGGAAGATATTCCCAAATGGCACGCAAATTGCCACTTCCTGAAATTAAGCTGGACTGATTATTTCTAAATTCTTCTCCCAATGCAGTGGTGTCAACAGTTTCCCTGTTGGTATTTAGTTCAAAAGACGTGCATTGTGCCAATAAGTGCGGCACGCTATTGACAATCTTTACTGAAATGGGGATATTACTGGCGATGCTGCTTAATGCAATGGCACTTGCAGACAGCCCTTCTAAAGCAGCATCAAACGTGGAAAACAACCGAATACCGCCTAGTTCGTCCACATGGATGTACCAAGATCCAGCGGATTGCTGCTGACTATTGCCCCAGCCAGCGGCATCCACAAAAGACAAAATGCTGCCATCCGTGGAACGAATTTCCACTTGATCTCCGCTATGGAGCATGCCCGAATCAAAATCAAAACTAAAACGTTTTTTGGCAGTGTTAATGTCCGATGGATTGACAACAGAATATTTGAGCCCATCAAAAGATTGACGCTTAAGCTCTACTTGCCCAAATCTGCCTAAATAAACGCTCATTAGATGGTCACCGTCGCAGGGGCACCAGTCACTTGAAAATTAATATCAGCCTTGCTAATTTCACCAACAGAAGCGCCAATTGAAACGCTGGTAATATACACGGTAAATCTCACATCCTTATTTGTATTGCCATCACTCAACCGGAGCGTTAGATCAGCGGTATCGCTCGCGCTAACGCCAGTCGTTTTGATAATTTTTCTTAACAAAGTGCCCGCATCATTTCTATTCGCATCATCGGAATAATACAGCAAACTAGCACTGCCGCTAAATCCCTGCAGGCCGGGTACATAAGTTTTTTGGCTATCGCCAAGGGTGGTTGTTTCTAGAGTTTCCAGCTCACCCTGTAGCGACCAAGATGCCACTTTGACTAGCGTGGTTCCATCCAGTAACAAACTACCATCGCGTCCTGTATAAACTTTGGCCATAATTAAATCTCCTTGTTAAATAGTCTACAAAACTCCAATCAACTGTACTTGCACGGTGCTAATTCCGGGCTGCACTGAAGTAATTTGCGGAGCACTTTCATAACGCCATGCATTGCCAGTTGTTACATCAATGGTTCCCGAAGATCCAGTCCATCCGGTTTTTGTAATTGATGGAAGCGTAAATGTTCCATAGGTGCCGTTCATTTCATCATAATGCTCAATAAAAGATTGAGCCTGGCCGTCTGAAATGTTTTCATAAGAAAGCTCCAGCTTCATACCAGTGCGCTGGCTGCCATATAAAATGCGAATTTCTGCGCCCGACTGAGAGCGAAAATTTTTCACTGGATATTCACCCGCGTCAAACGTCCGAACAGTGGGGGCCAGGCTGGGAAATGCCATTAATCCTCTATTTCAAACGATGCCGCATTGGTGACATCTTTAGCAATTAGGCTAACAAATTGATCGTCACAGGGGAATTCAGAAGCAGCAATTAACACTGTACCATCGGTGTCAAGAGTGAGCTGTTCAATCATATAAACATTTTGAGAAATAGTCGAAGTTAATACAGTGAACACATGATTCCTTAAATTACCTTCTTGAACAATTCCCGCGCTTACTGTCATTGTGCTTTCGGAAATATCTTCTGACGACACTCCATAGCTCAAAATTTTATACTGACCGTCTGTAAAATCAGTGGCGCTTATGATTGCTCCACTTTCATCAATGCTTCCATTTTGCGCGGAGCTATAAGGGTTGGCTTCTGTGACAACACGCACGTAATCGCCGGGAGCTAAATTCATTCCATAGGGAGTGGTTTTAAACTGAATGGCATGAGTAATGCGTCGTCGCACTGACATAAAAAATCTTGCCACCAACTCAGCATGTTGCCGATTGGTGCAATATTGCAACATATCAAATTGCTCCAAAGGATAGCTTGAGCCATTAGCTTCTTTCCACCGAACAACAATGTTTCTTTCTGCACTTAACTGATTTTCGCGCTCCTCCCTAAAGCGAATGGCTGCCTGGAAATCCTTCCTAGATTCAGCACTAAGATAGGTGAGTTCAAATGATTCTTCAATGATATTGCCAGAGGTAAATAATTGCTTAATGACAATTGGTTGAGTGCTAATTTCTCCACCAGTACTAACAGGAAGTGCGGGAATAAGGGAAAACTTGCCATCTGTAATGGCAAAATTACAAAGCATAAATGGAGCCGTGTCTGCAATAAACTGCCTTACATTAATACTGGTCCCTAAAATACCATCAAAGAAAAGTTTATTTGCTCGCAAAAAGCGGGCGGTTTTAGCCATTTGCGCGGTATCAATCAATGGCGCATCATCTACTGACATATTCAAAGTATTACCTACGCCAGCCACTCTGTCGGTTAGCAAATAATACACCAAATCTGTAAACAAATTACTTGGACCAATTGCATTGTTATCATCCGGATGAAGGCGCTTTACTGGCACCCCATTTTTCAACCAAAATCTTACTTGGTCTAAATTGGTAAAATTACGAGATGCGCGGAAAGCGAGGCCAGCTATAGTCATATTGCTATAAAGTGGCGCCTCACTATTCCTCACAATTTCATTCACGTAAACCACGCTATGCTCTGGATTACTTGCGTTAGATTTTTCCACTAAATTGCCGTAAAGGCTAATGTCTGCATATTGGCTTTGAAATTCAAACACTCTTCCTGGGAATGAAATAGTTTGCGCTATTGCTGCAGTGGTGGCTTCAATGACGAATCGTGCTCCAACTGTGCTTCCAGTCTCGCGAAACACGCTTGACGATACACGCGCATCTGTATAAATATCTCCGCGCTGAAGGGCGGACGCATCGCCAATGCCATCAATAATCACATGGGGATCGCTCCAAAAGTGAAGACGCCCATATCGGCCATTGGCCTCGACAACAGAGCTTGTTAGCTTAATTGTCATGGCATCATTAGTCCAATTGAAATAGTAATCCTTGGAATAACTCAAATTGTAATCATCAGCATTGCCAAATATTTCATGGTAATAAGCCTGACGCCTCCCAGAAGAACTATCTCGCTGAATCACTTCAGTCACTCGATATCGCCTTCCAATGGTCTCGATGGCGGGCGCATTAGTGGGCTGCCTCCATGGATTGCCGCTGGCAGTATTAAACGAAGCGATGAATTCTCCAGTGCCCTCCCAATTGCTGGAAGCAGAAACGACATTTTCCGCTTCAATAAACCAACTATATGTTTGATTGGACCATGGCGCCGGAAATGGCGCCTTCCTTAATGTATAGCGCATGATATACCAACGATTCCCCGTGATATCATGGCGATAATCTACGGTCAAAATAGAATTTTCTCCGCTTGGATGATTATCAGCCGCGCCGAGCCCAGTGCGTTGAGCCAATTCCCATGTAAACGATCCCATCCGCCCGCCAATGGTTGAATAATCGTAAGATGCATTGGTATACCAATCAGCAAATTGAACAGCAGACAATGTGCGGTCTAATGTTTGTCCATCGTTGGGGAGAAAGTCTAAAATTCCTACGCTAGAAGGACGTGCCTGTTGTAAGGTGACTCGTGTATTGGCAGGCTTACTCATGAATTCTGTGTTTGCTTTTATATCTGTTTTCTTTACACGCCTTCCAACGGAATTCACCTTAAATGTGCCATATGGTGTTTGATATTGCCCCACTAATTCTTGCCGCACGGCTGTATTGTCCACACCATGATGCAAATGCCAAAACTCAGCATCGTCCGGCGTATTTTGTCCCAAATCAGCTCCGTTTTTGGGAATTAATTGAAACTCATACTGACGTTTTTCTGGATGAGAAAGGCGAATAAAATTATATTGATCCTTGGGCTCATTACCAATGATGCAGAATTGCTCCCCCAATGGTTGCCATGCATATTCGTTTCCTGAACTATCTGTTCCAGAGGGCCTCAAGAAAATTGTGAACACCGAAGATCGAGAAATGTATGAATTGACGGTGCCGGTTGTAATGGATACCCTTTGGCCTTCTAGGTTCTTTAATAGTTCGGGAGAAGGTATAGTTTGAAAATTACACAGGCCATTAATTCTTTGATGAACATTGCTACGAATACCCAATTCTGTTGCTTCGCATGCGCGTGTATTGCGTACCGTTGCCTTGGCCACTTTCATCAACGGAAAAAATGCGGCGCCCGCATTAAATTGATTGGAGGCAGATTGATCTTCACTATCACTTAAGTAATCAGCGGAGATCATATGGTTGGAAACCAAGCCAATGGTATTGGCCGCCGGAGGATTCACGTCAATGCACTTCAATTTAATAGTCTGAGACTTGCCATCACTCAATCGCCAAATTGCAAGACTACGACTAATTACTTGCCAAGTGGTGCGACCAATCATGAATAGTTCTCCCACCTGCAATGCATCATCAGCCGCATTTCTCATTTCTTCAGTGGCATCATTAATATCGTCAACGCTGATTTCACGATTAGGCCCTTTATACAAATCCTCCCTAATTTTTCCTCCATCAATGGTAAAAGTCGCAATATCTCCTACATTTACAGTTCTCACTTGTGTGCCAGCACTATCTGGAACTGTTTGATCATTAAGGGCTGTAATACCCATGCGGCGACTATAGTTCCTGCCAGTACCGCTCATTCCCAGTGGCCGCACGCTGCGATAACCGCCGCCGTCGTCTCCTTCCTCTACCCAACCGGTATCATTGCGGCTACCCGCAATCTTCACTCGTTCATATGATAAATTTTCGCCGGGATCGTCACGTTGATTTGATAAATGCGGAATTGGAATGACTCGCCAATTAACGCGATAATTGCTTCCATTTGCAATGGGGGCGTAACAACCAAATTCGGCATTATTGCTCAGGCTATGTGCCGCACAAAAGGCTGGCGAGGTGAGTTCATCGCCAACAGGGCACGAAAAAATATCATTGTTATTATCCGGATCTCCAGATGCCAAAGCACCGCGCGTGCCATATGTTAAATTAAAAGCCTGAATGCGATATTCGTTGGATGCCGTGGTATTGCGTTTCCAATAAAAAGCAAAAGATTGTTCATAAATAGCATCCAAAACGCCATTGCCAACAAAAATGCCGGACAATGCTGGCGGTGGATCAATGCCATCGGGGCCGATGTAGTCTGCAACACCTTGCTCGCCCACGACAAAAAGCATTTTTACGCCTTGCTCTCTCCCATAGCTAAACATTCGGCTCCAAACCAGACGCGGGCTAACCAAAATGCCGCCAGTGGTGCCAGTCCACTGTCCAAAAATAATGGGAATAGGATCTCCGTAATTTGCTAATTCTGCTTGACTGTTAAAGCCGTAAGTGGGCGTAAACCGTTGATTGCCTACAATGCTGTCTAGGGTGAGTGTTTTTGTGTCTTGACTTTGAAGATTGGGAGCACTTGGTTTTGGAGCAAGAAAATATGAGGCAGCCGTGCTCAATGCCCCCAGAGCCAGGCTAATGACGACGCTCCAAAAGGAAACTTCGCAGTTAATATCTAATATCTCATCATATGCTGCTGGCCTAATTGCTGCACGCTGCTTGGCCAGGAAAACAAACCTTCTATAGTCTTCCTCTGAACATCCAGCTATTTCAATAATTTGCCTTTCATACGGTAACAACGGACCGCGATAAGATTGCACAAAGGAACCCAGGCCACTCTTTCCGTCAGGCGATTGATATGAAGAACGCCCCTCTGCCATGTCACCCCAAAAGACCAGGAGATGTTGTTTTTTTCTAACACAACATCCCCATCATAGGCAGGAAAATCAACCCTTTGTCCCCAACTGTTCAAATCTCGCAAAATCTCCCTTGTACTTGCACTGTACCATTCCTCCTTAAAAGTTGGTGCCGCAATTTGCATTTCATGGAGAACGCTATAAACCAAATGTATACAATCAATTTCACCATCGCTTCCATCGGCCCCCAATCGATATTTTTTTCCAATTAATGAATGTATCATTGCAAGCGAACATTGCTTGTAGCCGGAATGTTGCCAATAAGTCGCTGAGTTAATCTGCGCTGTGGCGCATCGGCACCCACGGCATCCAAGACAGTGCTCAACGTTAAAGTGAGTTCTACTTCGCGCCAAGCCCCTCCGGAAATCATGCTCACATAACGATGCACGCGATCAAAGCTAGTGGAATCGTCTGGATTTAACAAAACAACGTCCACGCGAGCCAGCCAGCGTTTTTCAAGAGCCTCAATTGCCCAATTGCGACTTAATAAATTGTTTGGAAATACTAATTCCGCCTCGGTATTGTCGCCTGTGCGATTGATGGTTACACCAGTAAATCCAAAAGGCAAAAATCCATATTGGCTTCCCTCATAGGAAATTGTTTGATTGATGAAAAAATTTTGAAACTGCTGTCTCACAATGCCATTTTGGCTTAAGACTAAAAAATTCCCAATGGCAAGTTCCATTAAATTCCCACCCTCCTTCTTGTAGATGCACTCATTTGCAGACGGCGCAATGTGCGCTGTTCACCCTGAGTGGCTCCTTGTTTAGCGGCTTGTTGCAAGCCAGCTTGGAATTGGTCTGCAGTAACATAGTCTACGCTATTAATGCGCTCCACGGTATATCTCACGTCAATTGGGCTCATCATGGCGGCCATTGCGTCTCCACCAGCATTCGAATCGGAGCCAGCAGGAATCACCGATGCTCCTCTTGCCCCATTGCCATAGCGTTCCATTGCTCCACGCATTTTGCTTTGAGGAATAATGTATTCGGGCTCGCCGCCTTCACCAACAAGACCAAGAGTGGGGCCGTTGACCATGCCACCATCAGCAAATGCTTGGAAGCCGCCAACAAGAAAATTGCCGTTTGCACTTCCAACAATTCCTCCGAAATCCGCCATTGTTGCGGGGCCACCAAGATTGCCACCGTATTGAGCAGCTCCAGCATTGATATTGGCTACAGATTGTTCAGCTCCGCCTCCTTTGCCTCCTCCCAAGCCCGCAAATGCCCTAGCAATGCCAATGGCGATGTAAGTGGCAATCATTTGCGCTGCAGCTTGCAACAGTGCATCTCCCACTGCTTTGAGAAAATTACTGAATACTTCCTGAGCAGTGGCTGTGCCTTGAATCAAACTGGCCACGCCTTGTGTCATCATTGTGCCAAAAGCATCTCCAACGCCACCAATGGCGTTTTGAATGCCGCCAAACACGCTTTCTAATTGCATGGCTCGTGTTTCAAGCTCGGCCATTTGACGGGCATATTCTGGAGTGGCGCCAGGCTGCTGCAAAGCGGTTTGGTAAGTCTGTGCTGCGCTGCCGTAATAGCCGGCCATCAAGCCTTGGCCCGCTACACTCACTCGCGCCCGCATTGCCTGCAAACTTGCCTCTCTTTCTGAAAGTTGATTATTTTCAATGCGCGATTGAATCAAGGCACGATATGCTGCAATTTCTTGCTTTTTAGCTTCAAGAACATCCGGATCTAAATCTGCAAGTTTCTGGCGAACAATAAATTCTGCCTCTTGCGCTGCTGTCAGTCCTTTTATGCCGGCTCTGTAGTTTTGAATTTCTTGAGTTGTTTTTTCAATAGCAAATTGCTCTTCTTTGATGCCATCCGTGATAGGCTTGCTCACTTTTGCTAAAGCCTGAGCGTCTCTGCTAACCTTCGCGCTAGTGGCTTTTTGCATGCCCGAGAAATAAACAGATTCTGCCTGTAACCGCGAACGCTCTTTATCCGCAGCAGTCATCCTTGACTTCTCAATTTTTTCCCTGCTAATTTCCCGCTGCTTCAGCAGAATTGCCTCATCCCGCATTAATTGCAGCGAAGACAATTCAATGTCATATTTATATTGCGATATTTTTTGCTCCGCAAGTTGTGTGTCTAAAATTTTCTTGCGTTCCTCGTATTGATTTTTTAAAATATCAACGCCTTTATCTACAAAAGGAGTAGGTTTTGGACCTTTTGCTTTTGCGCTTTTCGTTTGTGCATCAAACGCTGACGCCGGAGAAGGCGTTGGCACGTTCAATCCAAGCCGCCTGTTGGTTTCTTCTGCTTGGCGTTGCGCTGCTTTTGCCTCCTGTAAATCAATTGCCTGCTGTCCAGCTAGGCTTCCGAATTGGGCCTTATAGCCACTCATTTCCGACCTAGATGGAACACGAATCTGCCTGGCGCCTCCTTGCGAAACGCCTGCTTGAATTATTCCCGAAGTAAGCGCCGTGCCCTGCAAGGCAATGGATTCTTGGGCGGTAACCCTCATGGGAACGACACCCTTCCTTTGCTCTGGCGTCGCTCTAGCGTAAATAGCTTCCAATGTTTTGCGAGCCGCAGCGGCTTTCCGTGCCTCAGTTAAAACACCTTGAACCCCCATGGCGGCTCCCATGGTATTACCTGCTCGCCCTGCATCTATGGCGGCCTTTGCGGCATCCCTTGAAGACTGAGCAGCGTCTTTTGCTCTATCGCTCATGGTTGCAAAAGCACCGGCAATTGCAACAACTCCTGCAATAACTGCGCCGATCACAGTGGTTGCCACGAGCGCTGTTAATGCTAAACGTAATCCAATCACTTTAATTTGAGCACTGCTTGCGCCAATGCCCAAAATATTAAATGCTCCAGCCAATGCAGTTGCTTGCTGAGTTGCAACGCCAAATCCCAATAATGCACTAAGCCCGCGATACAGCATCAATGTTCCCATTAGGGCCATGGCCGCCAATCTTGCAGCTTGAAAACCGGCGTAAAATGCGGTAATTGCCGCTACAACTGTAGTAAGATTGGTCCCTAGAAAATTAAGAACTGGAGAAAGTATATTTCCTATGCCAGACGCAAGGTTTAAAACAAAAGTTCCCGCCTTAGTAAGTTCTTGAATAAAAAGCTGTAAATCTCTCACCTGTTTGGCGACTGCAGGATCTTTAAGCGCTTCGTTTAATGCTTGATAACGAGCCGTCAACGCCGCCACATTTTGTTCGGCAGCTTGAATTTGCGCCGCACTTCCCCCTCCCGCCCTTACGTCAATTACATTTTGTTGTGCCATTGATAACTGGCCCTGAATTCTTCCCAATTCCCCCATCGCAATTTGAGCACTAGTGGAAAGTTGGCGCAATGCACTGCCAATTGGACCCAAAAGAGCTTGAGCGGCGGCGTTGGCCAAAGGCGCAAAACTTTCCAATGTGCGTTGAAAATCGCCCTGGACAGTATTTAATAAACCCTGCAAAGATTTGCCAGCAACTTGCGCTCCAGTGCCAAAACGATTCATCAGCTCATCGCTAACCTTTGCAAATACTTCCCTAAATCTTTGACCGACAAATTCACCATCCTCCATAGCCTCGCTAAATTCTTTGACAGACATGCCAGCGGCTTTGGCAAAAATGGCAAGGGCGCCAGGAAGTACGTCTCCCAATTGCCCTTTCAATTCCTCGCTCATGATTTGACCTTTACTGGCCATTTGGCCAAAGGCGTAAATCACTCGTTCCGCCTTATCGGGCGTCAATTGAAGGGCAGCAGTGGCTGCGCTAATACCAGTAAAAAGTTTTTCAATAGAACCAGAATCAAAGCCAGTTGGCGCCATTGACGCATAAAGTTTAGTAAAGCCAGCACGAGTTACTTCTAGATTTAGACCAAATGCACGCTGCACATTGTCAACATATAGCAATTCTTTTGCAAATGTGCCGGTATCTTGAGTGGCAGTTTTTAATGAATTATTGAATTGTTGCTGAGATTTTGCTGCATTTAAAATTTGTCCGGGAAGGGATGTGATAAATGCCAATCCCCTATAAGCTGTGCCATAGAGCAACACTTGTTTTGTTGCCAATCCAAATTCAGACGCTATTCCCTGCAGTCCTCCAATAAAGGGCAATTGATCTACCCTGAATTTAGACATGGTATTTCTTGCCACTTCAAGCGCGGCTACATATTTGCGAGCATTTTCAAAATAATTTTTAGGCAATTCGGTTGCTGGGAATTGCTGCGGAGCGTATTTTGCGGACATTGCTCGCGACCAATCGCCAAATCCTCCACCACCAAACTGCGAAGCTGGTGTCATCGGGGGCGACGCTGGCGGATTGTTTGTCATTGCTCGCGACCACGCCGCAAATCCACCGGGCATGCCACGAACACTGCTTACCATGCGGGGTTCGTATCCCTCCGCTCCCATGGCCCAAGGCTCAACACTGCCATGAGGCAAAGGCCCAATTGGAGCCGTGTAGCCGCCCGAACCGCGAGCAAACACTCGATTTATCCTTGGACCGCCGCGAGCGGCCATATCAATATCACCTACAGAAGCAAGTTCAAGCTTCATCAAGGCGACAATTTTTCTAATTTCAGAAATAGCTTTGCCTTTAAATTCTTTCAAACCATTTAGAAAACCAATTTCTAAACCATCGGCGCTAAATTCACCAAGTTGTTTAAATATTTTGGATGGCGATGCAATGCCGGTCGCACTTTTAAACGCATCAATGAATGACTTTGCACCTTCGCGTCCATTTTCTTTGAGTTTGGGATCTAAACCATTGGCCAGTCCCTGGGCAATGTCTCTCGTAATTGCGGGTACGCCGCTAATTATTGAAGCCCTTAACTCATTGACAGTTCCACGCCCAATATCGGCCATGGGAATCTTGGCTTTTGCCATTCCCTGATATAAAGCCTCCAGCGCAGGTTTTGTTGCTCTGTTGAGCATTGCAGAGAAAGAACTTGCGTCTACCGTGCCAGCACCTTGCCCCGCAACCGCTCGATTGGCAATTCCCTTGTTTTTTTGAACAGCATTATCCAGTCCTCGCAATGCTTTTGCAAGAGTGCCGGCATTTTTAATTTCTGCCGCTAAATTAGTAGCAACCTCCAGGCGATATGTCCTTTGGCTAATATTTCTTCCTAGTGCATTAAGCTCATTCTGTACACTACGCCTATCAAATTGCACTTGTACAGGAATTTTATATCCCGCTGCAGCCTGCCCTAGTCCAGTTAATTGCTGCCTAAAAAATGCCAGGTCAAGACTTACCTTAAGCCTCAGTTCGGCGTCTTGAGCTGCCATCTTAATTTATACGGTTACTTTTCCCTTTATTCTATAATCATTGCTCCTGATTACGTCCAGCAAAAGCTTTTAATTCGTCCGCCAACAAAGCAATCACTCTACCATCCATCCGCCTTGTCTTCATCAAACGTTGAAGAACAATTAAGCTCTCATCACTTAAGCCGGTATCCTTTTTGATTGATTTTGTGTCAAAGGGCAAGAAATCTTCGGGCTTGATTTTTGACTTACGTCCCGCCATCATCCCTGATACCATCGTGCCAAGCTTGGCGATGGCAATGCTGTTAACGTTATATTTAGCAACGTCATGTTTATCCAAATATTTCAACGCACGTTTCACGTCTTCAATGGGCTGCAAACCAAATTGATCTGCATTCCATCGTGGATCATGAAGGTCTGACGATGAAAGACGAAAATAAATTTCGTTCCAATTTGTCAGATTCTTTAATTGTTTTCTAGCAAGACTTTCTTGCCGTTCTGCTATTGAGGAGAATTCCTCTTCGTTGCTTTTTTTGCAGTAGCGGCCTCCTGCATCTCCGCATTTTGCTCAGCAGTGATAAACTCAACTACTTTGGCAATGTATTTACGCGGCAGCGCTTTGGTATCGTCCAGCTCCCAATCAATAAGATCCTGCCAATTACCGTCAACCATGCCCTGTCCGCGAGAACGAATGAAAGCAGTGACCATACGGGCATTAGTACTTTCAACAGACGATCCGCTAGTAATCATGCTCAGCGTTTCTTCCGTATAGTCCGCAAGTAATTCAGCTTCAGTAATGGAGCCACCGCCGCCTTGCAGAAGACCAAAAGCCTCGTCAAGACCAATGCCTTTAGCCGATGCAATACGCTTTGCCAACTGCACGGCACGAATGGTTGATTGGCTTTGAAGCTTGCTAATCTCCTCCTGCTCAATCGCCTCAGCAACCAACCAGCCGCCATACTTCTTTAAACGCAGATCCGGCAACAGTTCAAAATAATCTTCAGCCTTGGTTTGAACTAGGAAGCTGTATTTGCTCATGGTCAAGAATGTTAAGCAATGCGTTGAAAACTTTCACCCTTTCATTGGAAGAGCGAAATTCTTTAGGAATTTCAACCAGCATTGAATGATTTTCGTTCAAAAGTCTAACAGTCTCTTCGCGGCAAGAAATAAGGCATAAGATGCCAGCCTCTAACGCTGAGCCTTCTATCGTATTGTTAATCGCATGCACTGTTTTGTCTTCGCTCCATAAATAATCAATTTTCATCCGGTTAAAGCAGTTTTGATTCTGCGTCGCAAAGCTTTGCTCACTACACTAGCCTGAAATTTTGCTGGCACATACAAATCGTCGGTCCATGGTCTCGGTTCAAGATTGGTCCCCAGCCCTTCATGCACATACATTGCATAAGCTCCGCCAGAATCATTCCTAGCGTCCCAGTTCCACGATGCAGTGATATCATTGCCACCTTGCGTAATCTTGAAACTATCCTTTCCGCTGCGATAAAGTTCTCCGAGATCGTAAATATTACGCACGGTGCCTGCTGATTCTCCGCTTTTTCTTCTTGTAAATCCCGGATAGCTCCATTTGTCGTCTTTAAATTGGTCTTCAAAAAAACCATCGTCCAAGTCTTCATTCGCCCAAGTTTCAAACGCCTGAGCAAGCTTTAGCTCTAGCGCTTTGCCATTGATAATCTTTCCACTAACAATAACGCCGCTCATTCTGGATACAAATTGCGAAGAATAGTGTCGGGAATAGTAAAGCGGCAACGCTCGTAAGCCACATCATCTCCAGGGAAATATCGTGGCGCTGAATCGGGAAATCTTCTGACCATCCTGTCCATTGCCAATGCAAGCGTATTTGAACTAGGGGTGTATTGCACCATAATCACTTCCCATAACTGGCCCAGTTTGACAGCACCACTCAAAGGAGAGACTGGTCGCAATTCAGGGAATTCTCGTATAGTTGTCTCCAGGCCGGTCACCTTCCACTCGCTTGGCACAGATTGCCTCCCTACCACATAAATGGCAGGAATAACACTATTGTTGGGCAACGTATAGTCGCCAGTTAAATCAGGAGACTCCGTGAGTAGTTCAGTGATAGCTTCCCTGAGCTGAGAAATATTCACAATAAAAAAGCCTCCCCGTAAGGAGAGGCTAGCAAACTTTCAATGGAAAATGAATCAGCTATTGGGAGCAGTGGGGATAATCGAGCCAGTCTCGGAAGCGTTTTGGTGAATACCAATGCGACCGCGACTAATCAGATCAAACGTACACTCAACAAGGTTGTCAGCAGGATAGCTTTCGTTGTAATTCATCACGCGGCCAACATACGCCACGCGATCATAGTAATAAGTGGTGCCACTCACTCCAAGTTGCTTGTTGATTTCCACGTACACTTCTGCATTTTTGTCGTAACGTGCAGTAGCGATCACTTGGAAAGCTTCGTCAAAACTATTGGGCAGGAAAGTGGTACCGTCCACATCTTTCTGGAAGTAAGACGTGACAGACGCAGTTGCCTGGCTAGTAACAATGACACTATCAGAGAAGCCGCCACCGCCAAGCAGGTAAAACTCGGTGTTGCCATCGTTGA